CCCGCGAATAAAAATCGACCCATCAAAAACCCCAGGATTCAACCCCCACGTATGTTGTAAGAGATGCACAGAATCTACCAACAGTGGGGCCGCCGGGTCGCGGCTTAAGACGAAACGTTTTCGTCCAGGGATGTTAAGAGTGTCCAGGTCCCCGGGTGGGACTAGCTTGTCGTCTTTTAGACTCTCTGTGTTTTGGTACCGGTACCGAAATAGAGCTGTTTTGTCTATAGAAGGGTACGTGGGTAGACGCACAGGAGCGCGCTCATTTGGGAGACAGATAGTTTGAGCTACCTGATCCAATGATTTAAGGCCGGTATGTGACATTGTGGAAGCAGTTTAATTCTTTGGTTCTGACTGGCAACAAAACAGCAATCAAAAAGGTTATTTCCCGACCGTCATCTACTTGTCGTCACGGTTACAGTAGCACTGCAACGCATAATCCTCCAAGTTGTATGGAAGACGGTCAATCTTCTGAATGTTCCTCACACTACGATGAAGATCGTGTATAGTGGGAGAAACCGGCTGTGAAGCCCCGTAGTGGGTGGGTGTTTCGTATGACAAGACGAGACAATGGAGTGTCTGGTCGTCATAGGTCAACTGGCCCAAGTTCTCGTGTGGTGTCCAATTCGTCCAGGGCTTGTGTGGGTCCGCTAAGACAGGCGTGCGCTTGCAGCCCTGACTCAGCTCGACCACTTTCCTGGCAAGATCGGACAACAGCGGTACATACGGCTGTGTGCGCACAACGGAGTCTGCGACCCCATAGGCCCACGCGGCCGCGTCACCCTTGGACAGGTCGAGCATCCAGCCCATCTTATAGGCCGCTCGACCAATGGTGCGCCCCCACAGCCACTGCCGTCCGAAAGGGGTCGGCACGTTGTATGGGCGCATGCCCAAGTAAACCGCACTGCCCAAGTAATTTGAGCAGTCCAACTTCGAGACGAGCCCAAATCGTGACAAGTTGAGTTCAATACTCGTCATGATCTGTGCCCGCCTGTACCACAGATTCTTAGGGAGGAACCCGAGGGTGTCGTCACCACATATGCTTATCCGAACATAAGCCGTGGCAAACAAGATGTCCTCGGAGTCGAGATCTTCTAGCGACTTGTTTCTTACTGCTGCCGCTACTGCCAACCCCATGGCAAAGCCACAATACAGGGCATTCATGAGGGCCGTGTCGTCTCTCCCTGAAGCAAGCATTATCTGGTGCAGCCTGAACTTCAGTTCCCCCATCGTCCCAGCGGGCACGCGCCAAGCGTCGATGATCATCTTAAAGAGGGGGCTGGTCTCCATCTCCGAGTAATAACTCTCGATGAGTTTCATACTGTGCTCGTTGTGAGTACAGTCAAACATCGAGAAGTCACACCAAAAGGCGAACACCTCCCCGTCTGCGCAAACACCGACGGTCTTGTCCAACCAGCTCTGTAGCTTCTTCGGAGTTGTTGCTCCGTAGAAGAGCCAGTTATCGTGGTTCCAGTGGGCCTTCAACCTCATCAGCTTGGGCTTGATCACGGGTCCGGCAATAATGTGGGCCTTGTCTTGCGGCGCCATGATCATCCTTGCTATGGTCTCCTCGAGCGCTTTGGAGACTGGTCCTTCGTACTCCTCGAAGGCCGCGAGGAGTTCCTGCTTGACAAAAGCAGAAAAAGTCAAGTCCTTCTCTACAAGCTGTCCGTCTTCCATGAACTGCTTGTGCGCCCGCTTCAGGGCACGTTTCCTCCTCCCTGGCATGGATGCTATCCAGTCTTCCACGTCCATCTGAGGCCCGTCGAGAGCGCCCTTCGGTAGAATGAGGTGTTTCAAATCCTCCATCTTCTTCCACGCCATTGGGCAGCTCTCGGGCTTCTTCAGGAAGGCCCGTCCAAGTAGCGCTT